TATAGGTATATCAATAGGTGAGGTAACATTAGGTGTATTGTTACCTTTGAGAGTGTTACCATTAACGGATTGAAGTTTTACATTACTTATACCACCATCTTTAAGTTGTATATAATTAGGTGTTGTTCCAGCCCATTCAATTGTAATATTATCGACATTAGGCACTTTAACACCACCGTATGTTATACCGTCGCCTACAACTAAAACTTTACTATCTAAAGCAAAACCTGGTTCACCTTGTGCAAGTATGATAGAGTTCCTCTCCGCCTCTGAACCACGTCTTACCAATAAACGTATAATTGTATTTTGATCGATTTCAATAGCCATATTAGTATTTAATTAAAGCAACGCTGTTTCGTGTACTACTCTGCGTTGTGTATACAACTGCTGGTATACCGGGTAATACTATATTTTGTACTGCTGGTGAACCGTCATCGGTGATAACATCACCGCACGTAGGTATTAAACTATACAATTCAGGTACACCGTTCGATGAATTATCTACTGTAAATAAATCACCATCACTACCACCACCACCTTTTCCAACTGTGCTAATAATTGACCCGTTATAATTTGTATAAACATCCAAACAATACCCAGGGTTCTGGGTTTTAATAACAATATTAAAAGATGCTTTTGATATTACATCAAATCCCGCTACTGCTAATTGTGCGGTTAATGAATCTACTACAGTGTTTGATGGGTCTGCAGAAGTATATGCTATCGGGTAAAAATTAGTTACCAAACCTGGTATTGCTGCATTTAAATTGATAGATGGTGTAGGGGTAGGTGTACTTGCGTTGTAAAAATAAAACACATTTTTGCTGTAATCGCTATTATATATAGTTAATGCTCTATTATCATTATTTGCGTCTACAGCAGATCCGTTTATACCGCTGTTAATATTAATTGCTATAGTTGTTTGGCTACCTGATACAGGTACAACGTTTGATATTGTAGGGTTACATATAAACTTTCTTGACAAAGATGCAGAGTGTTTACCTGGATTGTTTTGAGTAATAGTAATATTTGTTGTACCACCTATATTATTTTCCGAATAACAAAAATTCGGGTAAAGGCTCTTAATTACAAACGATGTTGATGTGATAGGGTATACATCAAATACTTTATAGCCTGTTATTGTTTGTGAAACAACAGAAGAAATTGTACCCATTAACGAGCTGGTAGTGTTAGACTCTACCATATTCCATATTATATTAGTGCTAAATGGTAACGTATAGGTTGGTGCGGAAAGATAAAAACCGTACATGTAACCATCACTACCACCTAATACAAATGCTGTATCATAAGGAAATGATGCAATAGAGCTTGAATCAACCGTCCACTGCGCTAACTCGCCAACATTTGAAATTTTTGATGAATTTAATGCTGTGTATAATATAGACCCAGGCTGCACTGTTTCATTGTATTGATTTTGTTGATTTAAAAAATAATCAACATTAACAGTATAAGGTGGTGTTTGTAAATTAACTGAACTTATACCACCTACATTAGAAATTTGACAATTATCATATTGATTAATAGCATTTGCAACTACAAGTGCTTGCGGATTTGTTAAAGCTGATAATGTCCAAACAGGGCTATCATCCAATTTAGTTTTATCAGAAGCAGACATGAAACCAGGTAATACTGTAGTTGCAACTGTATGCAAACTACCACCACCTAAATTACCGTGTTGAGCTGCTGTTAACCCGGCAATAGCTAATTTACCTTGACCGTTATATATAATTGATACATTATCAACATTAACTCCTAATAAGGACCCTGGTGTTATGTATATACCTTTAGTTGTATCAATAGATGATCCTAATAAATTTAAAATACTTTTAACATATAATTGATTGAATGCGTTGTAGTCAATTGTTGTACCATCAACACCTACATTAGATAAACTAAGATAGTTAGCAATATTATTTTTATTACCACCATTAAAAATATACAAACTATTGCTGATTATAACGTAGTCGCCTTCCTCAATCGTAGTTACATTATTAACTGTTGCAAAACTACCTGCAAATTTATTAGCTGCAGGTAAACCACCTACTGTAACCCCATCACCAACGAAAAGTCTTTGAGTGTCTGTTGTGAATCCTAATTCACCGTTATCTAATATAACTTGCAATCTTTCTGAATCTAACCCTCTTCTTATCTTAATTTTCGATATATTTATTTGTTCAGACATATAAGTATTTATTGTTCAATCGTTGTTGTGAAATCAAATTGACTAAGGTTATTAGTAATTGTAGTTTTACTGAGAACAATAATTTTATTTATAATCTTCTTATCATGATTTGACTGTATTACCGCTACCGTAATATTTTTCTTTGTTTCTTTAATAACACCGTAAACCTCTTTGTTGTTTCCAGATGTATGTATTATGTAGTAACGGTATTTATTCATTTACACAATTAATACGTTCCCTTGAATACTAACTATTTTTTCCTTGTTATATAAATCACAATTTAATACTTCAACAAACTTACCTATAGTAGCTACAGCTCCTGACTCATTTACTAATTTATAATCATCTTTAGTATTGAAGATACTATCACCTCTATTATTTATAGCAATTTTATTACCATCAGGTGTTGTAAACATAATAGGGTAACCGTTATATACTGATACATTACCATTATCATCTGGTACGTTTACAGGTGTTTCTGACGGTAACGGTGGAGGCGGTGTACCTACAGCTATAGGTTGCTGATTGATATTTTTAATTCTATTTTGCTCACTCCACGGTGCAAAAGCTGGTTCAGCATATACATGCGAAGGTGTAAAATTTCGTTTAGTTATTGTATATGCATTTTCAGTGATATTGGTTGGTAAACCTTCTTCATTAAAAACTAAACCATCATCACTTACAATTGTTGAAACTCTAGGTATATCTGTGGGTATATACTCTGGTGTATTTACCACTATAATATTTTTCTCTGGCACCGGGGTTACCAATGCATTTTTTGGTTTACTTCTAAATGAAGATAACAGTTTTGAAATTAACTTCATAACACTATTTACAATTTATGTAAATAGATTCAACAACAAATTATAATACACTGTAATTTACAAGTATACCTTTTTCGAAATATAAAATACCACTACCTGAAGGCACCAAACTCACCACTATACTTGCATCAATACCAGAGCTACCATTAGTTGTTATACTATCAAAAACTAAATTTGCAACAGAAATATTTGCAGCATTTACTTGATTAATTTGTGCAGTTTGCGAAGATAAATAATCAGTAAACGTGTTACCGTTGAATGCAGATACAGCTGAAACACTTGTTACTACACTACCTTCATTATAACAAGAATCTATTAAATTTTCAAAGTCTGCACCTGTTGGAAATCTGCCATTTGAAAATGACGAAATTAATGAATTTTTTGATACTTCCATAATAATATTTATTGTTTGCTTGTTATGTTGCTGGTGGGGTTGCTTCAGGTGTTGGTCCCCCTTCAGGTGCCGGTGGCGTTGCTTCAGGTGTTGGTGTTCCTTCAGGTGCTACTTCCCCTCCTACCGCACCCCCTGCACCAACCCCTGCAGGTGGTGGACCAAACCCAGGTGGTGTTGATGCTTCACCACCTTCACCACCACCAGCTTGAGGTGTATATGTTGAACGCCAGTTGGGTCCTCCAGCAGCTATTTGTTCTAATTCCCATTGCAATTCTCTATCTTTTCTTAAAAATTCTCTATTAGCTTTAATGTCTTCATCACTCCAACCTAGGTATTTTTTCATACCATATAACTTACTAATAAAGTCATTTTGCGTAGCAGTGCTAAAATTATTAAGTTTGAGCTCAAGTTTTTGTTGAGCTCTCATTTCATAAAAATTAGTGGGTACGTTAAAAACAATATCTACATCTTGTTCTTTTAATTCTAATTCTTTCCAAAAACCTCTTAATTTTAAATGAGTTACAAACCCATTTTTTAATCCTGAAGCAAATCTTTGTTGTTGTCTAATTAAAAAGTTAGCAAACTTTAATTCTTCACGTAAAATATCTAAACCATCCTTAAATGCATCTTCAGGGTTAAGTCTTGTAACAGGTACTTTTAATGACTGGTATAACTTTTTAACAAAATACATTAAGTCTGATAACTCACCTAAATTTGCACCAGCAGGTAAACTCGTAACACTAGTACCCTCGCTACCGGTTCTTTTAGCGAACCAAAAACTATCAAGCATCGATTGAGGGCTAAATTTAGTCACTGTACCACCACCTTGTGGATCATAACTAAATTTCTTCCAATACATTTGTTGTAACTTTTTAAGATAACTTTCAGCTTGAGGGGCTGGTAAGTTACCTGTATCAACATTGAATACAAGTCTTTCTGGAGCTCTTACTAATCTATAAATTACAATAGAATCTTCAATTAAAGATAATTGCCTATATGCTCTACGTGCATTTTCAATATATGGTAATCTAATTGTTTTATTTTCATTCCAAATACCTGAATTGATGTATGTAATTTGATTTACATCCATTGGTATAAACTCAAATTTTTCTATTTTTTGCGGATTTTTTGGGTCAAATACAGGTTTTCTAAGCAAAAAACCTTTTACAACGTGATTTTGTACATTTGTAAAAATAGGATCTATTAACTCTGTTGGTATTTTAAGAACACCTAAAATACCAGCCTCGGGATGATCTTTGTGTATTATATGTTCAAAATATATTTCACCCTCTATCAACAATTGTCTAAAATATTCCCAACCTGCATAATCTAAATCAAAATACTGTATATATTTGTTAAACTCATCATTTAGTTTTTTAAAACTAGCATCAGTAAAATCCGACTTGCGATTTTTAATTTGTAATTTTACAATATTACCATCTGCATCTTTGTTAATTAATTCATCGCAAATTTGATCTAAACAATTTGAAATTTCCGAAAAAGCAGCCATTACCCTGTAGTCACCTAATCTTGATGCTTTATCTTGTTGTATGTTAGCATATAAATATGCATCTCTATAAGAGTTAATTAATCCAGGTATTGGTGTATTATTATATAATGTTGATGCACTTATACTTTGTCTTTGTAATGCTTCAATTCTTTTACTACCTTTATCAGCGAAATCGGTGTATTTAGGGTTTAATTCATTAATAGGTGTAACATTTGTGTAACTTTGATATGGAAGTCTATTAGTAATAAACTTCATCATAGTTTTCCCAAACGTGCTGTCATCACCAGTAGTTGCCATAATTACTATTATTTAGTGTGGAGCTCGTAAATATATATATATCGTTGATATATAAAATTATGAAAGTACAAGTGTATAACTTGACCCAAAACCACAAAAATCAGTAGCAGGATCTGGTGCTAAACGAGATTTAGGTGTACCATCATCGGGGTCGGTCCAATTAAACGTTAATTGAATTGGTATGTTAGTATCGCAGCAACCTGCAATAGTACCAAGTGTAATTTGTTGCGCCCAATCTACAGATATTGGAGAGGCTGTAAATGAAACTGTTGCACCATTAGGGTTTGTAGTTACTGACCAGCTAAGATCAGTAACATCACCACCTTCATTGTTTAATACTGACCATGTTTGAGTAAGTGGGTTACCACATGCAATACCTGTACCTGTTGGTGTTCTTGTTGATGTTCTAGTTTGTGTAGCTGTTCTTGTTTTTGTCGGAGTTTGGGTAGCTGTTCTTGATGGTGTAGGTGTTCTGGTAGCTGATACACCTGGTGTTTTAGTAGCAGTGGGGGATTGTGTGCTTGTACGTGTACTTGTTGATGTTCTAGTTTGTGTGGGTGATTTCGTTCTTGTAGGTATTGCTGTTTTTGTAGCTGTAGGTGTTTGGGTGGATGTTCTAGTACTTGTAGCTGTTCTTGTTTGAGTGGGTGTTTGAGATCTTGTTCTAGTCTGAGTTGAGGTTCTTGTATTAGTAGATGTTCTTGTCTGGGTTGGTGTAAAAGTTTGTGTTTGAGTCGGGGTTTGGGTTTGTGTCGGTGTTTGAGTTTGAGTGGGTGTTTGAGTGGATGTTCTCGTACTAGTAGATGTTCTTGTTTGTGTTGGTGTCTGTGTGTGTGTTGACGTTTGGGTTTGTGTTGGTGTTTGTGTTTGTGTGGGTGTATTTGTTCTTGTATTTGTAGATGTTCTTGTTTGTGTAGTTGTTTGAGTTTGTGTGGGTGTTTGAGTCTGTGTTTGTGTTTGAGTCTGTGTTTGTGTTGGTGTTTGTGTTGATGTTTGAGTTTGGGTTGGTGTTTGTGTGTTTGTTCTCGTGTTTGTAGCTGTTCTTGTTTGTGTTGGTGTTTGAGTCTGTGTTGGTGTTTGAGTTTGTGTTGGTGTTTGAGTCTGTGTTGATGTTTGAGTCTGTGTTGGTGTTTGAGTATGTGTTGGTGTTTGAGTATGTGTAGGTGTCTGAGTAGATGTTCTCGTTTGTGTTTTAGTAGCAGCTGGTGTTTGTGTTCGTGTTTGTGTAGATGTCTGGGTTTGTGTCTGTGTCGGTGTTTGTGTTGGTGTTTGAGTTTGTGTCAGTGTTTGAGTACTTGTTCTTGTGTTTGTAGCTGTTCTTGTTTGTGTTGGTGTTTGAGTTTGTGTTGGTGTCTGTGTGCTTGTTCTTGTTTGTGTTGGTGTCTGAGTTTGTGTTGGTGTTTGTGTCTGTGTTGGTGTTTGTGTCTGTGTTGGTGTTTGTGTCTGTGTTGGTGTTTGTGTCTGTGTTGGTGTTTGTGTCTGTGTTGGTGTTTGTGTACTTGTTCTTGTTTGTGTTGATGTTCTCGTTTGTGTAGGTGTTTGGGTTTGTGTTGGTGTTTGGGTTTGTGTTGGTGTTTGAGTTTGCGTCGGTGTTTGAGTACTTGTTCTTGTTTGTGTTGATGTTCTCGTTTGTGTAGGTGTTTGGGTTTGTGTTGGTGTTTGTGTCTGTGTTGGTGTATTTGTACTCGTTTGAGTACTTGTTCTTGTTTGTGTTGGTGTTTGTGTTTGCGTTGGGGTTTGAGTTTGGGTTGGTGTCTGAGTTTGGGTTGATGTATTTGTACTTGTTTGAGTACTTGTTCTTGTTTGTGTTGGTGTCTGAGTTTGTGTTGGTGTTTGTGTTGATGTTCTCGTTTGAGTACTTGTTCTTGTATTTGTAGATGTTCTGGTTTGGGTTGGTGTTTCAGTTTGTGTTGGTGTTTGCGTTTGTGTCGGGGTTTGGGTTTGGGTGGGTGTAGCAGTCACCCCGATAGTTGATGTAGATGTAATTGTTTGTGTTGATGTCCTTGTTTGTGTAGAAGTACGTGTTTGGGTAGGTGTATTACTTGAAGTTTGGGTAGTTGTTCTTGTTTGTGTAGCTGTTCTTGTTTGTGTTGGTGTTTGAGTTTGTGTCGGTGTTTGAGTACTTGTTCTTGTGTTTGTAGCTGTTCTTGTTTGTGTTGGTGTTTGAGTTTGTGTTGGTGTCTGTGTGCTTGTTCTTGTTTGTGTTGATGTCTGAGTTTGTGTTGGTGTTTGTGTTGATGTTCTCGTTTGTGTAGGTGTTTGTGTCTGTGTTGGTGTTTGGGTAGATATTTGAGTAGCTGTTCTAGTTTGTGTTGGTGTTTGTGTCTGTGTTGGTGTTTGAGTCTGAGTTGGTGTTTGAGTGCTTGTTCTTGTTGGTGTTTGAGTTTGAGTTGATGTTTTCGTCTGTGTTGGTGTTTGTGTCTGTGTCGGCGTTTGCGTATCCGTACGTGTTGGTGTCGGTGTTTGTGTAGATGTTTGTGTCTGCGTTGATGTTACTGTTTGAGTTGGTGTCGATGTTGGTGTAGATGTTTGAGTTGATGTACGTGTTTGAGTTGGTGTTTTGGTTTGTGTCGATGTTTGAGTCTGGGTGGATGTTATTGTACTTGTACGGGTTTGTGTGGAAGTGCGAGTTTGTGTGGGCGTTTGTGTTTGCGTTGGTGTCTGTGTTTGTGTTGGTGTCTGTGTCTGAGTCTGTGTTTGAGTCTGAGTTGATGTCTGAGTAGTTGTTTTTGTCTGAGTTGGTGTAGGTGAACTACCGGGTGTAGATGTTGTTGTTCTCGTGTTGGTAGCTGTTTGTGTCTGTGTTGGTGTTTGTGTCTGTGTTGGTGTTTGTGTCTGTGTTGGTGTTTGTGTACTTGTTCTTGTTTGTGTTGATGTTGATGTATTGGTGGGGGTTGTTGTTTGAGTTGATGTACGTGTTTGTGTTGGTGTTTTCGTCTGTGTTGGTGTTTGGGTCTGTGTAGATGTCTGTGTAGATGTTCTTGTGTTGGTAGCTGTTATTGTCTGTGTTGGTGTTTGAGTCTGTGTTGCTGTTTGGGTTTGTGTTGGTGTTTGTGTTGAAGTTTGAGTCGATGTACGAGTAGGGGTTGCTGTAGGTGTAGGTGTACCTGTAGCTGAAACACCTTGCGTGGGTGTTCGAGTTTGCGTTGAAGTTGATGTCGGGGTTTGGGTTGATGTACGCGTTTCAGTTATTGTACGTGTTTGTGTGGGTGTCTGTGTCGATGTTGAAGTTAATGTAGATGTGGCTGTTCGTGTTGGTGTATTGGTGGGTGTGGGAGTTGATGTGTTTGTCGGTGTATTTGTTAATGAATTTGTAACAGTTCGTGTATTAGTTGATGTGTTTGTTGGTGTCGTGGTAGGTGTTTTTGTGGGTGTAGAAGTTGATGTTACTGTAGAGGTAGGTGTTTGAGTATTTGTCCTAGTGTTTGTAGATGTTTGTGTTTGAGTTGGTGTAAGCGTTAAAACTGCAGTTGGTGTACGGGTGACGCTTGAAGTAGGTGTATTAGTAGCAGTTCTAGATGATGTAAGAGATGGTGTAATTGTAGGTGTTCTTGTTTGTGTAGGTGTAAAGGTATTTGTTGATGTAGGTGTTGGGGTTTTTGTTTGTGTTGAAGTACTTGTTACAGTACTTGTAATGGTGGGTGTTGTAGTTGGTGTTTGGGTTGGGGTAAGAGTTTGAGTAGGTGTTTGAGTGGGTGTTTGGGTATTTGTTCTTGTTTGGGTAGGTGTAACTGTAGGAGTAGGTGTCGACGATGGTATAACTACAATATCTGCAACCGGTACAAGTCTGTCACTATTTGGATTAAACACCTTCATGGTTACATATATTTATAAAAAAATATTAAATCACAAACACGTGCAATATTAATTTAATTTCTATAATAAATAGTGTTTATTATGATGGGCTGTAAGTTAAAATACATGGGTCACCGTAGGTAGCAGCATGCACACCAGGATATTGAGCTAAAATAGTTGAAATAAAGGTTGAATATAACCAATATGGTGAATGTTGTGATACAACTGTACAGAGAGGGGGTACTTTAAACCAATTATACACAAGTTCAACACATGTAGTATCCATTGATGGTGAGAAACTATCTATAGCTGCTTGGTTGAATCTAAGCATGTATAATTGTTTACTTGTACCTGCGGCTACAGTACCCATACTAGCACTACTAACTACTTCACAACTTGCACCAGCTCCGTCTATATTACTATTAGCATTCACTGATTGACTTACCCCTACTAAAGGACATTGTGGTTCAGGGTTACTAATAACAAGCGTGATATAATACCAACCACCTTCTGGACCCGAGGCTGGTGTAGTGGTGGGAGTTTGTGTTGCTGTTTTACTACGTGTTCTAGTTGCTGTTCTTGTAGAAGTCGAAGTTCTTGTAGGGGTGGGTGTAACCCCTTCAGATGTAGGGGTTCTTGTTTGTGTAGGTGTTTGTGTTGGTGTTTGTGTTTGTGTTGGTGTTTGTGTAGATGTAGGTGTTTGTGTACGTGTTCTTGTGCTACTAGCTGTTCTTGTATTAGTAGGTGTTCTTGTGTGAGTTGGGGTTTGAGTCTGAGTTGGTGTTTGTGTTTGTGTGGGTGTTTGTGTTTGAGTAGGTGTTTGAGTTTGTGTTGGTGTTTGAGTTTGGGTTGGTGTTTGAGTTTGTGTAGGTGTTTGAGTTTGTGTAGGTGTCTGCGTTGGTGTCTGAGTTTGTGTCGGTGTTTGAGTCTGAGTTGGGGTTTGAGTCTGAGTTGGTGTCTGAGTTTGTGTTGGTGTTTGAGTTTGTGTAGGTGTTTGAGTCTGAGTTGGTGTTTGTGTAGGTGTTTGTGTTTGTGTTGATGTTTGTGTTTGTGTTGATGTTTGTGTTTGTGTTGGTGTTTGAGTTTGTGTGGGTGTTTGAGTCTGAGTTGGTGTTTGTGTTTGTGTAGATGTTTGAGTTTGTGTGGATGTCTGAGTCGGTGTAGGTGTAGCAGTAACCCCTGAAGTAGGTGTAGCTGTTCTCGTTTGGGTATTTGTTCTTGTTTGTGTAGGTGTTCTTGTTTGTGTAGGTGTTTGTGTTTGCGTTGGAGTTTGAGTTTGGGTTGGTGTTTGAGTTTGGGTGGAAGTTTGAGTAGATGTTATTGTTTGTGTTGGTGTTGAAGTTCTTGTTTGTGTAGCTGTTCTTGTTTGTGTTGGTGTCTGAGTTTGTGTAGGTGTTTGAGTCTGAGTTGGTGTTTGTGTTGAAGTCCTTGTTTGAGTTGGTGTTCTTGTTTGTGTGGGGGTCTGTGTTTGTGTTGAAGTTTGTGTTGATGTTTGCGTTTGAGTTGGTGTGGGTGAACCACCAGGTGTAGATGTACTTGTTCTCGTTTGGGTGGCTGTTCTTGTTTGTGTTGGTGTTTGAGTTTGTGTGGGTGTTTGAGTTTGTGTTGGAGTGTTTGTTCTTGTTTGTGTAGATGTTCTTGTTTGAGTTTGTGTTCTAGTTTGAGTTGATGTTTGTGTTTGTGTAGGTGTAGGTGAACTTTCAGGTGTAGATGTACTTGTTCTTGTATTAGTAGGTGTTTGTGTTTGAGTTGGGGTTTGAGTTTGTGTTGATGTTTGAGTTTGAGTTGGTGTTTGAGTTTGAGTTGGTGTTTGTGTGGATGTTTGTGTTTGGGTGGGGGTTTGGGTTTGAGTGGGGGTTTGGGTTTGTGTACCTGTTTTAGTTTGAGTGGGGGTTTGTGTTGCTGTTCTTGTTTGTGTAGGTGTTTGGGTTGCAGAAACACCTTGTGTTGGTGTAGATGTTCTCGTTTGAGTAGATGTCCTTGTTTGTGTAGATGTTCTTGTTGGGGTAGATGTTCTTGTAACGGTACTTGTAGACGTCCTTGTTTGTGTGGATGTTTGAGTAGAAGTTGACGTTTTTGTTGATGTTGAAGTATTTGTTCTTGTTTGAGTACTTGTTCTTGTTTGTGTAGATGTTTGGGTTTGAGTAGGCGTTGGTGTTTGTGTTTGTGTGGATGTGGGTGTTTGAGTCGGTGTTACAGTACTTGTTGGCGTTGAAGTAGCTGTAAATATTTGCGTTGATGTAGCTGTTCTTGTTTGGGTAGCTGTTTGTGTTGGTGTTTTTGAGCTGGTTAAACTACTTGTTGGGGTACGTGTTGATGTCACAGTACTTGTTACGGTACGTGTTTGAGTAGGTGTTTGTGTGGGTGTCGCTGTACCGATAGGTGTTGAAGTACGTGTTTGAGTAGTTGTTTGTGTTGGTGTAAGTGTAATATTACATGTTGGTGTAGATGTTTTAGTAACTGTTGATGTGCTTGTGGATGTTCTTGTTTGTGTTGAGGTGTTGGACCTAGTTAAAGTTGATGTTCTTGTACTAGTTTGTGTTCTTGTTCTTGTACGTGACTTTGTAGGTGTATTTGTACTAGTAGGTGTAGGGGTTGATGTGTTGCTTGCTGTAGGTGTTGGTGTTACGGTGGAAGTTACATGTTGTGTAGGTGTAGGTGTACGGGACTTTGTGGGTGTTTGTGTTCTTGTTTGCGTTGTTGTTCTTGTTCTCGTTACAGAAGGTGTAGGTGTTTGAGTTTTGGTTGTATTACTTGTTTTTGTTTGAGTTGGAGTTTGAGTTTGTGTTGCGGTATTTGTAGGTGTTTGAGTGGGTGTACATGTAGATGTAACATCTATAAAACCATCTCTCCCAAATGGTTTCAAAAGACCTATTAAATTATTTTTCTTAAAGTAATTGTTACCCATTTTGTTTAATTATTTATGATAGAACCACTGTGTATGTATTAACTATACCGGGTAAGCAATAATCTGTTGCATCTATAGGTGCTAGCCTATATTTTGGTAAACTTGTAATAGGATCTGTCCAATTAAATGTAATTTGGAATGTAAGTATTGAATCGCAACAACCATATGTTGTACCCAATAACCTAGTTTCTGTAAATGGTATATATAATGGCTGAGGTTGAAAACTAATAATAACACCATCAGGGTTGTTTATCGACCATGTAAGGTCATTAACATCGCCACCTTCACTGTTTAATACTGACCATGTGAGTAATTTAGGTGCATTACATGGTGGTAATGGGGTCGGTGTAGGTGTAGATGTTCGCGTCGGGGTTTGAGTAGCTATTCTTGTAGGTGTAGATGTTCTTGTTTGCGTTGCTGTTCTTGTTTGTGTTGCTGTTCTTGTGCGTGTAGAAGTTTGTGTTGCTGTTCTTGTTTGTGTTGCTGTTCTTGTTTGTGTTGCTGTTCTTGTGCGTGTAGGTGTCTGGGTATTTGTTCTTGTTTGCGTGGGTGTTTGTGTAGATGTTTGTGTTGCTGTTGGTGTTCTTGTCTGGGTAGGTGTATTAGTGGGTGTAGATGTTTGTGATCTTGTATTGGTAGCTGTTCTAGTCTGTGTAGGTGTTTGAGTTTGTGTTGATGTTTGCGTTGGTGTTTGGGTTTGTGTTGGTGTTTGCGTTGGTGTTTGGGTTTGTGTTGATGTTTGAGTTTGTGTAGATGTTTGTGTTTGTGTAGGTGTTTGTGTAGGTGTATATGATTTTGTTCTTGTAGTTGTTGGTGTTCTTGTATTTGTACCTGTTTGAGTTTGGGTTGATGTTGATGTTTTTGTTCTTGTGTTTGTAGGTGTTCTTGTTTGCGTAACTGTTTGCGTTTGGGTAGGTGTTTGAGTTTGTGTTGGTGTTTCGGTGCTTGTTCTTGTACTTGTTGGTGTAGCTGTAGCAGTCACCCCAATTGTTGGTGTGGATGTTCTTGTAGGGGTAGATGTTCTCGTGGGGGTAGATGTTCTCGTTTGTGTGCAAGTTTGGGTACCTGTACTTGTTCTCGTATTGGTTGGTGTTCTTGTTTGAGTTGGGGTGGAAGAACGGGTTGACGTTCTTGTGTTGGTTGGTGTACGTGTAGATGTCTGAGTGCATGTTGCTGTTCTTGTATTTGTTGCTGTTCTTGTATTTGTTTGTGTTGATGTACGTGTTTGGGTTGGTGTCTGTGTTTGTGTAGATGTAGCTGTATTTGTAGCTGTTCTTGTGTTGGTAGCTGTTCTTGTATTACTTGACGTTCTAGTTATAGTTATCGTTCTAGTTTGTGTTGCTGTTTGAGTTATAGATTTAGTTTGAGTGCTTGTTCTTGTTTGAGTTGGTGTCTGTGTTTGTGTAGATGTTTGAGTTTGAGTAGGTGTTTGTGTGGAAGTTTTTGTCGATGTAGGTGTAATATCAGGTGTTCTTGTAACTGAACTTGTATTAGATCTAGTCACTGTACCTGTTCTTGTTGATGTAGATGTTCTTGTTTGTGTATTAGTAGATGTACTTGTAATTGTAGCAGTTCTTGTTACGCTTGGTGTAGGTGTTGAAGTACTGGTGCGTGTGCTTGTAGCGGTTCTTGTGCTTGTGTTAGTAGCTGTTTGTGTGGGTGTATTTGTAGATGTTTTTGTTTGAGTTGATGTTGAAGTTCTTGTGTTTGTCGGTGTTCTAGTTGATGTTTGTGTTGGTGTTTGTGTAGGTGTTCTAGTATTGGTGGGTGTATTTGAAGCTGTACTCGTTATTGTATTTGTTCTTGTAGATGTACTTGTACGTGTCGATGTATTCGTTGCAGTATAAGTTGGTGTCGAAGTTTGTGTTGAAGTTGAAGTGCGTGTTGAAGTTTGTGTAGCAGTATTAGTACGAGTATTAGTAGCTGTGGCTGTCCTAGTAGAAGTTGATGTACGAGTACGAGTACTAGTTGGTGTATTTGTTGGTGTATTTGTTACTGTTGGTGTTAAAGTTAAAGTTTTAGTTTGAGTGGGTGTATTTGTTGGTGTCGGTGTTTGGGTAATCGCTAAACCGTCAGAAGGAATAAACGGTGATAATTTATCTGCTAAATCACGTTGTACGTAAAACTCTGACATATTATTATATATTTAAGTTATTATTGTATTACACCCGTAATATATGTTTTATAACCTGATTCATTTGAAATTATTATACTATAGTTAGTTGCAGAACTAATTGGCGGAAGTGTTATAGATATAGCATTTTCAAAATAATCTATATTACCACCATTTTTAACAATTTCATACGCGCTAAATGGTGGGTTTGTAGCAGATACAGATGTATTAGAGTAAAAATTAACACTTGATAACGTAGGCAAAATTCCTAGTGTGTTTGCAGATAAAAACACCTTTTTAGTATATTCCATTTGCGGTAATGTACTAAAAAATGCTCCTCTAATAAATATTACAGGTAAATTACCTATATACAGAGTTGTTGTTGTAGCTTTATTACCGTCAAAGATAAACGACGTTTCAGTACTTGATAAAGCAGGTAATGCCTTTATTTGCAACGTATCAACAGATGCAGATAAAGAATTATTATACCTTACTAAATCGTCAATAGTTGTATTGAGATCTACATCTATTGCACTTACCCCGTAAAAATTTGTGTCAATAGTGTATATGTTACCAACAGGGTTGTTGTCATTTCTAAACATCCAACCTTTAATTGTAAATGAAGTATCTGCAGTTATTCTATATTTTGAACTACCATCTAATTCAGTGGGGTAATTCATACTAATCGAACCTGACCATAACACTTCTGATCTTATTTCTTGTAGATATGGTAAGTTTACATCTTTAGGGACTTTCCACGAAATAATAATATACGGATTCGTATAAGGTATAAAATTTGTTAATATTTGATCAAGATCAGTTTGATACTTAGTTATTATAGACATTGATACGTCTATATTAACAGGAATAGGGGTTTTATAAAAATAGGATTTGCTTACACTATTTTCATAAAACCCGTCCAACTTATTGAAAACACGTGACTCGTCACGTGATATACTCGATATATTGACAGCAATACATGGTATATCTATATTTTGAGCTTTGTTAACTAAATCATATAAAACCCTTTGTTTTGGTGAATAAAGGTATCTGACATTTATTTTACTTACAACATTACGGTTATTATCAAATCTTTTTATTACAATACTATCAAAAGCATTACAAAATTGTGTAAGTAAATCTTTTACTTCAAAATGAAAGGTTTCAAACTTCACATAGTTATTTATTGTATACTCATACAATACGTTCTATGAAATGCTTGGGTAAAACTGAAATATTATCCTTAATTAATCTAAATGCTGTAGCATCTAATACGTAAGTTATAGAGTGATCTTGTTTACTTCTGGTACATCTACCTGACATCTGCACTAGAGTATTAATGGTTTTACTAACATACCAGGTCTTGTCAATATCAAATTTACGTTTGATACGCTTATTAGATAATGGAGGATACGGTGTTTTAACGATAATTTGAAATCTACCTTTATCACCATTTAAATCGGTACCGAATCCTAATGAAGGGCTCACCAAAACTGTTGGTTCTGATGATTTTAAATGTATATCTAACATCTTTTCGTTATTCGTAGTTTCATCTCTAAAAATGAATCTATCACCCTTTAATTTATTTTGTAGATAATTACATATTTCACTTGTATGTGTATGTATTAAACCTTTTTCATTAGGGTGGTTATCACACAATTCTTGTATTTGTTGTGCAATAATTGGTAAGTTTTTCTTTAAATTTTCATAATTTAACGGTAATTTTGTAGATATATAAATAGGTGATTTTTTAGGGTCAAATGTCGAATCTACATCTATAAATGTATAATCTTTAATACCGAGAGTTTTTGCAAATAGTTCTGGTTTGGTTATAGTTGCAGACATTAAAACAATATGGTCTCCATGATCAAAAATATTTTTCGTTAAAACATCAACGTTTAAAGGTGTTAATGTTAATTTTTCACTTGTTTTGTCTACGATGAACTCACATTTACCCCATAAATCGGTAACATTTTCAATTTGTCTACCTATATTACCTAGAAATTTAAGTTTTATACGATCACCAATTGTTAGATTAGCTATCTTACTAGATGCTTTTTCTTTTAAATATTCACATTGTTCGGTTATAGCAATATTAAGTTGAGTTAACCAACTATAAATTGTATCGTATTTATCTGAAGTAACTTTCTTAACTTTAATACCTGCTAAATTTAGTTTATTGTAATCTAAATTTAGACCATATCTATTTGTAAGTTCTTCTTCAAGTTCACTGGCTTCATCACAAACAATATAATTTTTACGCTTTACATGGTATGGTAAAGCTAAAAACATACTATAATTTAAAATGCCAAACTTTGATGTTAGTAAAGCTTTACGTTCATTGTAATAACTACATACGTTATTAGACCAACAGTTATTTTTAAGAGTGGTTGATAGAATACATGGTGCGGCTTCTACGTCAAAATTTTCATCTACATTACACCTATAATTAGACTTACCTTTTAATTTTGGTGAATCATTAAATAGTTCAAGATACTGATCTTGTAACTGTTTGGTAATTGTTAGTGCAAATGCACCGTGTTGTGGTTCTAAAAGACAATCAGCTTCATATAAAAAATCACCATACTGATCAGTTTTGAATGCGTCATACGATTCGATAAGTCTTTTAAACTCTGATGTACAATCTTGACTTAAATTACCAAGTGTACGTGATATAAAACTTTTTCCTGAACCTGTAGGTGCTCTAACAATTATATATTTTTGTTTGTTGGCAATAGCCTTACCAATTTGTTTAAGAGCATTTTCCTGTGCTGTTGTAGGTGTAAACCCAGTAGGAAAACTTTCAAGTATTTTCGACATTCTTGATAATTCTAGTTGAAATCTTATTTTGAAACAAGTTTATTTTGTAGAATGTAATCTTATATTTTCAATGTAATATTTAGATAAATCAATTTCCACATTTTTTACCATACATTTACATAATACGTAAACATTGGTTTTACTGTCTTTATTGATATAACCTTTACCGTAACAATGTTTACAGTTATCTTTAGGGTACTCTTTAATAGGTATCTGACCTTGATCTAATAAATCTACTTCTTCATCTAAGATTTCATAGCAAATTCCCGAGTAAATACTAAAAAATTTTTTCATATTTCTTTAATAAAAATTAACGTATCGTAAAACTTATTCTTTTTATTGGGTGTATGTATTATAAATTTATAGTTTATAATATCGTTGTTTTTAGATAGTGTGTTTAACTTATAATCAAGTGTCAATGTGTTGTTTTCATTAATTGCATTAAAGGGGTAAGGTATTTCATAATTAAAAATACCGGTAGGTTTAGTAAAAATAAATTGAATAGTATATTCACGTATATTAAGCAAAGTTAATTTACCACTCTTTAAAAGTTTATTATTTTGGTTGTATATACCAATTTTTCTTTGTAAAAAATGCAATAAACGCGACTCTATTATTTCTTTAGTCATTTATTTTGAAAATTAAGTTTTTCTTGTGGGGTCATATTTTGCAATACGTTTGCAAAATATTCCCAAAATTTATCATTAGCAGGAATTGTAGCAACAATTTCAACATCATCACAGTTTACATTTCTATAGTCCTGCATGAAAATATCCCAAACAATAAGAAGATTCTTTTGTCTGGGATTGTAACGTGGTAATCTAATGGTAGGTCTAAAGTTTAATGTTAACCTACCATTAGTGCTATTAAGTAAAGAGTAACTCAAAGTAGCCATCATTCTTCTAAATGGTGGTCTACCTAATAAAGGTCTTCTTCTCTCAAATCTTATTTCACATACATTATTGAGAAGAATTGTTTTGAGTTGATCTCTACTTACTTTCATTTATTGGTTTCACGACTCCAAATATTCTTTGTTCGTTAAGAAATACACCTTTATCTATTTTACCGTGTTCATCAACTTGTAAATTACTTATCTGGACACCCATATTATTAGGGAAACAAATGTAGTCACCTTTCTTAACAAGATTTACCGATTCACCTGCCAATACAACTTTACCTATTCTCCATGCCTGAGTTGTTGCATTTAATGGTATTGCAATACCATTACGTAATATTGTGGTACCATTATTATCCCCAAAATCGGTGTATTCAACTAAGATTATATCACTTAAGATTTTACTTAACGAAAAACCCCTTAAAACAGAATCAAAAGATTGGTTGTGTGGATTTGATAGATCAATAAGACTCTTTTGAATTGGACCTAATGAATCTATATCAGCTTTTTTGCTCATAATATTTTAATTTATTAGAAATAGATTTATAATCAATAATACCCATATCTACATATTGATAAATTTCTCGCTTTGATAACTGCATATTTTTGGCTAAAAACCCGATAATTTTATCATCTATTTGATTTTCAGCTTTATCTTTTTTGAAATATTCAATTTTCTTCCTCGATGAATTGGGTATTATTTTACATAAAAATTTATAATGTTCCTTTTTTGTTATAAAATTATTGTAATATTTGTTTACAGTTTCGTTAATAATAATAGCTAAATTAGGTGAATACATAGAAAGCCAGCGGTTAATTAAATAACCGCTGTACTCTTTTTCATTATCTATGTTATCTAATTGATCACCTTTTTTAGATATTAGTATATCATTTAAGGTATCAAATAACATATTAATGTGATATAATCTTGGTACCTGCAACAAATATATTATCGTTCATCTCATAAAACAAATTAATAACATCTGTTGCAAAGTCTTCTACTTGCTTATCGTTGAGTTCCGTGCTAAAAGCAAATACAGGTGCACGATCACCAGCTTTAATATTAATACCTAGATGACCTAAAGCAGCACCGTTTTTAACATGGGTAATACTAACGCTACACTTACCTTCAGGGCTTATTAACCCTCGCTGTTTATGTTCCTTAAGAACATAAATATCATCTCCTCTAACATCAACCTTTGCATTAAGATATTTACCAACTAAATTACCAACATTTGCACAAAACAAACGCTGATATGAAACAGCCCCAAATATATTATCACCAAGTAGAGGTATTTCCCAAAGAAAATTTAATGCATCTTCACTCCATATAAAATCCTTTTTATCTACATCTTCCTGATCAATCATACCTTCAGCAAGCACCTCCATGGTGCCTCTAAAAGCAATAATGTTACCAATAGGTAATACCCTATCTTTAAAAAACTTATATGCAAACCTATTGTGGAGAATTAAACCATCGTACGCTGTTTTCGTTTTAATAAACATACTCTTGTATTATGTATTTTTTCTTTAAAAAATCAATGATAAACTACTCCATTGTCAATGGTAATTGGGTATGCAATTGAAGTTACTGAGGTGATAATTTTTTGAATATCATCAATAAACTCTTTTGCATCGAATGGGTGTTCTGGTCTAATATTATACTTCTGAAAAACCTTTTGTAGGTCTTCAGTCTTAAAATGATGTTGAGTGTATTGTATTGTTTGAATATTTGTCATAAATTTATTACACATTTATCATGATCTATTGAACCCATATTAGCTTTTATTTTATAAAAATCAAGTTCGGGTATGTAAATAATATTACGTAACACCCCTGTATTGTATATATCAACATCGGTTTGATAATATTGTTCGTCGTCATTTATTTGATATGTATCACTAATATGTTGTTCCTCGAATATTTCCGAATCATCATCAACCATTCTACAAATTATATCCTCATATCTAGCACCTAAAACTTTATAGTACCGTTTTGTTTCTTCATCAAATTTTTTAAAAATTAATGTTTCTAAAATATTTTTATAACGTATAAATGTATCTTTACGAAAAAGACCTATATTCATACCCCATCTGGTTCTCAATCTTTTGTAATGAATACCCCTAAAATTTTTAGTAACTAAATTAAAAAAATTAGGACCCATATAAACAGTATCATGTGTATAAAACACATAACCTTTAAACTGATCCTGATTACAGGCAATATAATAAGCAGCGGTAAAGTCGATACCACCATATTCAACAAAACAATGTTTTACTGAATTTATGTATTTTGTTTCAGTATAAGGTGATTCACCTACTATAACGGTAAAGTTGTTACGTCTAGTTGGGTCTATCTTATCTATACTATCAAATAAAACTTTAGTAGATTTTTCATAAAAAGAAAAATTACTATTAACAACGTAAGTTATATTCATTGTAAAGCTACAACTTTACTAATCCACTGATACGTGTGTTGCAAACCATTTTGAAGAGGGAAATTAGGTTTCCATTTTAATTCAGATTCAATTAGTCTATTATCTGAATTACGACCTTTTACCCCTGTTGGACCGTTAATATGTTTTACAGTTATATTTTTACCTGAAATATCAATAACCATCTTTACTAAGTCATTTATAGTCACCATTTCGTCTGAACCAATATTGACAGGTCCAATAAACGGGCTGTTCATTAATCTTCTAATACCTTCAACGCATTCACTTACATAAAGAAAACTACGTGTTTGTGTACCATCACCCCACACTTCAATAACACCATTTGCAGAAGCTTCAGCAATTTTTCTACAAATGGCTGCCGGGGCCTTCTCTTTACCACCAGTATATGTACCTAATGGTCCGTATATATTGTGAAACCTTGCTATACGTATATTCAACTTATAATTTCTATGGAATGCTAAATATAATCTTTCGCTAAATAACTTTTCCCAACCATAACTACTATCAGGGTTTGCTGGGTAAGCAGAACTTTCTTCGCAATTAGGGTTTTGAGGGTCTAATTGATTGTGTTCTGGGTATATACATGCTGAAGAAGAATAAAATAATTTTCTAACATTCTTTTTAGTAGCTTCATATGCAACGTTAAGGTTAATTAACGAAGAATTATACATTACATTTGCATCATTTTCACCGGTAAAAATATAACCAGCACCACCCATATCAGCTGCTAATTGATATACTTCGGTAAACGTGTTTTCAATATCACATTCGCTATGCTGATTAGGTGTAAACATAACCCTACTAACGACTTTAGGGTCAATTAAATCACCAATAATAAATTCATCAGCTCTTGTTGATTCAAATTGAGGGTATTTGACATCAACACCTCTCACCCAATACCCTTCATCTTTTAACCTGTTAACAAGATGATGACCTATAAAACCACCTGCACCCAATACAAGAGCTGTCTTACTCATATGTTATATTAAAAAGAATTAAAGTAAATATCAAGAAACATTTTTGTATTATCAGGTAAATAATTCATATAGTTTGGTAAATCATTTAATAATTTATAGGTGTTTCTATAACCAATTATTTCTTTTTCAAGATTGGTAATAAGATCTTGAACGTTTCTATCCTGATATACACTTGCTCTATTGTAAATTACACTGTTTGGAAAATAGTGTTGGGTAATATAACCACCCCATATATCATCCATTCTACCAACATGAGGTAATACTGCATACTTAGGTAATACCTTACGACTTATAAAAGTATTTTGACTATTAAATGGGCTGATAGAAGTGCTCCAGAATGGTGTTCTTGTCATGTCAAAATTAACAATAGGCTTGTATGTCAACCTTGCAATAGCATCTATATCAGGGTCACCATTCCAAAGATCAGCCTGGATTAAAGGTGTAATTTTACTTTCACCTAAATAATCTACGTAACGTCTTTGATCTAATAAATCTAACGGGTAACCTCTATGCCACAAATGTTCGTGATCAGTAACTGAAAGAGGGTCGAAAACATTATATGGTGATTTATAAGCTCTACATTCAATTGTATTACCTATGTATATATCACTACCCCAGTTTTCATACGGTATATTGTCATCATCCACTGTAGCTATAACATCAGCACCGCTTTCGTGGTAAGCTTCTACAAAACCTATATTACGTCTTTGTATTGATCTCCACCCAATACTATCACTCAATTGCTTATATTTACGTTCTTGATATTCAGGGTGTAAATATGTTACACCGTCTAGCTTTTCATACAATTCATGTGGTGTTTTAGTGTCTCCAACTACATAAAATTTCCAATTACGGTCTTTTGCTATTTTAGCAAATTTAAGTGT